GGGTTTGGTTGAGATCGGCAATGATAGGCCGGACGTAAAGCAACCGGAACGCCCGAAGATCACCAAAGAAGAGATAGGCGCGGCCATTCAAAAGGTGCGCGACGGGTATCGCCCGGCGGTTGCGAGCGAAGCGGCTCCGACTGTTACCGGGTGGCACTAGCGGGTTTCAAACCCCGCGCAACCCCAAAGTGAGATGAGCGAAGAGATTGACGACGCCGTAACGGGCGGCGAAGGCGACGGCGCGTCGCTTCATAACGTGATTGCCGAGGCCGTGGCTGCGCAAAAAGCGCCACAGGACGAAGCGCCAAAGGAAGCCGCGCCGGCTCCAGTGACTGAAGGCGAGACGGAAGAGAAGCCCCCGCGCGAAGATGGCCGGGATGAAAAAGGCCGGTTTGCTTCAAAGGAAACGAAAGAATCGGAATCCGTCGCGCCGGAAGCGGACGAAGCGCCCGCGCCGGAAGAGAAGAAACAGGACTACGCCCGCGCTCCGCATGGCTGGTCAGTAGCGGCAAAGGCGGCATATGGCGAACTGCCGGAAACGGTCAAGGAAGCTATCGCCAAGCGCGAGGAAGAGGTTAGCCAAGGCTTTGCGCGTTATGGCGGGCTGAAACAATACGCGGAGATTGCAGAGCGCAACGGGACAACGCTTGCGCAAGCAGTCAACGACTACGCGAAAATCGAAGACGGGTTGCGCCGGGATTTTGTCTCCGGCATTGACGCGATTAACGCGCGTTTCGGCATCAACCCGGTCAAATTTATTCAGGCTTATGCTGCTCGACATGGCGTCGATTTTACCGGGCAGCAAACGGCGCAAGCGGGCTATCAACCCCCGCACGTCGACCCAGACGCCATAATTCAGCGGGCGACTGCTGTAGTTGAGGAAAAGTTCGCGGAACGTGAAGCTGCCGTAATGGCTCGCGAGTCACAATCGGCAATCGAGCAATTCAAGAACGATCCTCAAAATCAGTATTTCGAGAATGTGCGAGAAGATATGGCAATCCTGCTTCAAACCGGGAAGGCTAAAAATCTTCAGGAAGCATACGATCGCGCTTGCTGGATGAACCCTGAGATAAGGGCATTCCTGCTCAAGTCTCAAAACACAAATGCAACGCCTTCAAATGCAGCCGCCGTTCAAAAGGCAAAGGCTGCGGCGAAGGCGGTTGGCGGCGCTCCGTCTCCCGGTTTCAACCCCGGAACGCAAACCGTCGACACATCGAAAATGTCTCTTCGCGAGACGATTCAACATGCCCGCTCATTGCAGGGCTAACACAAGGATAAATCAAAATGGCTAGTCCTCTGTCGACTACAATTGACTGGGGCGATGTGGTTACGACCACGCTCGAAAATCGCTCCAAGGTTCTTGCGGATAACATCACCAACAACAACGCGCTGTTGATGATGCTCAAAGACCGTGGCCGCTCCAAGCCGTTCGGCGGCGGGCGCGAAATCATGCAGGAACTGCGCTATGCGCAGAATCAAACCTTCATGTTTTACTCGGGCTTCGAGTTCCTGAACGTGTCTCTTAACGACACGATGACGGCGGCTCGCTTCCCGATTAAACAGGCCGCCATCGCCGTCACCATTTCGGGTCTGGAAGGTCTCCAGAACCGTGGTGAGGAAGAGATGATGAACCTCATCGAAGAGCGCGTCGACGGCGCGGAGTCGACGTTCTGGAACCAGATGTCTGCGGCCATCTATTCGGACGGAACGGGCTGGGGCGGTAAACAGATTGGCGGCCTTGCGCTGCTGGTCTCGAAAACGCCCACCAGTGGCGTTGTCGGCGGAATTGACCGCTCCACCAACGTCTGGTGGCGCAATCTCGCTATCAACGCAACGACTGACGCGAAGGGCGCTGTCACCTCGTCGAATATTCAGAAATACATGAATCAGGCGACGATTCAGCTCAAGCGCAACAGCGACGGTATCAACCTGGTAGTTGCCGACAACAACTACTATACGGCCTATCTTGAATCGCTTCAGTCCATCCAGCGCATTACGGATGGCGGAAGCTCCAAGCAGGGCACCGGCTTCACCTCGCTGAAATACTACGGCGCGGGCAAGGAAGTCGACATTGTGCTTGACGGTGGCCGTAACGGTCAGATTCCGGCGAATACGATGTATTTCCTGAACACGGATTACATCTATTACCGCCCGCACTCTGGCCGCAACTTCAAGGTCATCGGCGGCGACCGGACCAATATCAATCAGGATGCAATCGTGCGCCTGTATGGTTGGGCCGGCAACATGACCATCTCGAACAGCTCGCTTCAGGGCGTGCTTTGGCAGTCCTGATAGGAGGCGCGAACAATGACGATTGCACAGTTCAACACCTATGGTCTGGGGGTCAAGTTTGGCTCTCCGACCGGGCCGATTGACACGAGTTACGGCCCGTTTCCCGAACACAAGTTCGGCGCGATTGTTCACGGTGACGGCGGCGGAACTTTTGTCTGCGCGAAGTTCACCGCGACCAATAACCAGACGCTCAAGCAGGGCGATGTCATGTATGTTGACAACAACTTCGTGGCAACGCTCGCGGCGACTGCCGGTCGCGCTCTGGGCCTGAAGGTTGGCACGTTCTTCGTGGGCGGTAACTATGTGACCGTTCCGAATGCGACGATGTCGCCGTTTTCCTACACGTTCTCGCCGGCTGGCGATTATCTTGTGTGGGTTCAGGTCGATGGCGTTTCTCTGGTCAACGCGGCGTCGACGGCTCTGACGGGCAAGGTCGCTTGCACGACGACGACTGCGGGTCGTCTGGATGCGCCGACTGCGGGCGTCACGGCTGGTTCCGGCACGATTGGCGGCCTGTTCCTGCCGGCGACGAACTACACGTTCACGGCGACGACGACGAACGGTAGCCCGCTGCTCACCAATATTTCGACGCTTGTGGGTATTTACCCCAATATGTCGATTACTGGCACGGGCATTCCGGGTTCGACCACGATTTCGTCAATCGAGGGTGGGCCGGGTAACTGGTCGGTGAGACTGTCCGCCAACGCTACGGCGACGGCGAACACGATCACCATGACTTGCGCCGGCTACGTCGAGGCGTATCTCAACAACGCTTACATTTCCGCGCTGAACTAATCTTTAGCGCAGATTGACATGAAGGGCGGGGGATTTTCCCCGCCCTTTTTTATTGAGAGAGCGAGAGCATGGAAGATTTGGGAATGGCTACGCCCTTCGCCACGGTTGGCGATTTCGGGCAGGTCAATTTTGCCGAAATGAACAAGGGCGTCCAGCCTGTATTCTTTGTCGAGCCGGTTTACGACGCCAAACGCTCGGAAGCCGATGGCGTGCCGCGCTATGTGGAAGAAGAGCGGGTGCGGATCATCGTGGCCGGCGACCAATTCAACGTGGCCGTGCATCCGGTCGATGCGGGGATTAAAGAGCGGTTCCCGGAACATTACGCCCGGTGGAAGGCGACGCGGGAAGAGCGCCACATTGACGGCACCCCGCTTCGCCAGTGGCCGTTGCTGTCGCCTGCGCAGATTGCGGAATTTGAGGCGGCGAAAATCTTCTCCGTCGAAATGCTGGCGGAACTCGCCGACACGAATGTGACGAACATTTTCGACGGTCGCCAGTGGCGCGAGAAGGCGAAAGCGTGGCTTGCGCAGGCCAAGGACGGCGCGACAGCGACACGCCTTGCGGCTGAAAATCAGCGCATGAAAGAGCAAATCGAGGCGCTTACGGCGCGATTGAATGAGATTGCGCCGGATTCTTCGGAACGTCGCGGGCCGGGCCGCCCGCCTAAACAGGTCGTCGCCTAATGCCTCTCCTGTCCATTATCCAAGGCGCTGCGCTGCGCTGCAATCTGAAAGTGCCGGCGCAAGCGTTCTCGTCGACCGATGAGAATGTTTTACAGCTTATCGCCTTTGCTGAGGATAGTGGACGGGAGTTAGTCGAGCGCGGCGATTGGAATGAGTTAAAGGTCAAGGCCACTGTCACAGGCGACGGGGTGTCGACGATATTCGCGCTCCCGTCAGACTGGATGCGGCTTTGTCCTTCCGACAAGTCTCCTGTCGGCGCGCTGGTGTCTCTATCGCGCCCGACGATCCCGCTGCGCGGTCCGGTGAACGATGAGGCGCTGAATCAGATTAAGGCGTTGACGGCGTTTCCGGCCTATCCTGTGTGGCGGTTTGTCAATCGCAATCTTGAGATTTGGCCTGCGCTTGCGGATGGCGAGGTTGTTTCGTTCTGGTATTTCACCCGCGCATGGGTGATTTCACCGCAGGGCATTCAATCGACGCGGTTCACGTCCGATAACGACGCCAGCTTGATTGACGAAGACCTGATTATGAAAGGCGCAATCTGGAAATGGAAGCGCGCCAAGGGTCTCGATTATCAGGAAGAATACGCGACGTATGAGCGCGAGTTCGGACGCCTAGCCGGGCAGCAAGACAATAGCCGCGTTATATCGACAAGCACGATAACGACCGTCGACGATACGTTCTGGCCCGGTCAGATTACCTACACGCCGTTATAAGGGGAAGCCATGCCAACGGTTCAAACATATTCCGGCGCTGTTTATCCGACGAGCGGTCAGGCTTATAGCGGCGTTGTCTATGTGAACGGCGAATGGAACGCGTCGACGAATATCCCGTCTCTTGCCAGTAGCGTTGGGATTGAGAATTACGCCTATCGCGTATCTGTCGCCGGCAATACGTCGCTAAATGGCGTTTCAGATTGGAATGTGGATGATTTTGTTATTTTCAGCGGCGGCGCATGGCGGAAGCTGACGGGTAAGGAAGTCGACGTTTCGGCGTTGTCAGGCGGCGGAACCGGCGTTTTAACCGCTCTCGCTAATCCGGTTAATTCTGCGAATGGCGTAGTTGTTCAAGACGCAAGCGGCAATGTCGGAATAGGAACCATCGCAACATCTGAGCGTTTTCGAGTTGTCGGCGTTTCTGGCGTTCCGCAGGCAGGGTTTGGCACGTCAAATAATGCGGTTTATTTTAATTCATTTGATGGCAGCGCCATATATATGACGGCTGCAACAATAGATAGCACTGTTTTCGGAATTGGTTCATCCTCAAATATTCCGTTTTCATTTATTGTAAATAACATAGAGCGCGCCCGTATTGATAGTTCGGGTAATTTGTTTGTCGGAATGTCATCGGCAGCCGCAAGCGC